TTCTGATTTTGATTTTCCGTTGCTGTTGCCATTTTTTCTTTCATTTTGAAGTTGTATTCTCAGCCAATCATTGAAATGTCGCTTAGCATCACCTAAATCTCGATGAGTAACCTCCCTGCATTGCAAGTCGAGGACAAACTTATCAAGCCAACCGAAGAGAGGTTCAATCGCTCCAAGGTGGAACCGCATTGCCATTACCTCGCACCAATATGTATCCCTCTTCATTTCTTCAATAAATTTTTTTTCAGCCTCGCCTATTGATGTAGTAGAATTATTATTTATATTCTTATATTCTTTATTTCCGTCTATTATGGTATCTACTTGCTCGTCTATTTGCCTATCCGTTTGCCTATCTACTATGGTATCTACTTGTAGTTGGTATCTATCATAATTACAAATAGTTAGAATAGGCGTTTGCCTATACAATACCTCTCGTTTTATCATCTCCTCTTCTTCGAGCAGCTTTAAGTACTTGATGACGGTTTGATGATTTCTCTTCCAACGCTCAGATAGAAACGAAATAGAGGCTATCATCTGACCTCTTCGCAAAGTGAATAGGTGTGCATCGTGGAGGACTTGTTTGTCCTCCCACGATGCCATAAATAGCAAGTCGAACCACCATTTGAGACGCTCGGCATCCTGCCAAACCCAATGACTGACGATTTCTCTACTTATTTTTATCCACCCTGCCATTGCTCATTTAGCTTACGAAATCCATCCAAATCTCAATGAACTGCGTGCCGCAATACGATGCGAGTTCGCTGTTTTTTAAGCAAAGGCGAGAACCGAAATACGCAGCCGTACTCGAGGGGGAGTCCGCCGAGAACGCATAACCGAAGCCCGCATAGTCTCCTATCTTACGAAGTTGCAGATTTCGTCTCTTCTTCTCATCATTATCCATATCATCGATTTCTTCTTTGGTATATAGATAGAACCAAGGATAATAACGCCATTCATCTTCGGTAAACTGAGGCTTCCAACCCTCATTGAGAGCCTGAACAATGATACGGAGTTTGAAGTATGCGAGAATATCAGGCTCAACCTCAGAATAATTCTCTTCCCACTCCTCAGGGTCGGCAATACCCACCGCCTTTGCAGCATCAGCAAAGGTCTTGATGCGTTCTCTCACATCGGCAGGCTTGAATACATCCGAACCGAATAGATGTTCGAGTAGCTCTTTCTGCTCTTGATTAGCATTCTTATAAGCACTAAGAACATTATCTTTCTGAATTTTGATTTCTTTGTTCATTTTCAATCTTTTCTAATCGTTTTACAATCTTTTTAACTAACCTTACAGCGTTATTCAGCCTCAGGTTTTTACGAACCGCCTCATTATCCATATTTTCGAGGATAATCGGCAAGCTCCGCAGTAATGTCTGCACAATATCATTCGCAACTATCCTCATATCAGTATGGAGTATTTGAGAGGTTTATTTGAAAGCCTGATTTTGCGATATAGACAGGCTTTCCTGAGCTTTTCCGCACTTCACGAATAAATACCTCATCATTACTATTATCGCCTGAGAGATGCAGTAAAATCAGCTCTTTTACACTCGTCAGGTCATTCACTCTGAGAATATCTTTGAGAGTCTTTAATTCCATATGAGAATGGAGTAATCTCTCTTTCATTGAAGCAGGAACTACACCGCTATTGATATTCACTTGTAGTATCGGGTCTGAATAATTCGCCTCTATCATTATATGGTCGAGTGTCGGCAGTTGGTACTCAATCATCATAGTATCAGTAATGAATAGTAATTTACCCATTTCCTGATGTTCGATGATATAACCAACACAGGGAACATCGTGAGCGACAGGCATAATAAATACCTTGAAACCTCCGACCTTATAGCCGTGCATCGGCAGAACCTCTTTACAGAATACTTTATGTTTGAGAGGTTGTGAGTCGAATACATCTTTAAGGGCGAGAACCTTGATACCGCAAGATAAAACCTCTTTGAGCGACTCCGAATGGTCTTTGTGTCGATGCGTGATAAGACAGCCGACTACCTTAGAGAGTTTCCAATTGAGAGCTTTCTTAATCTCAGATATTTTCACACCTGCCTCGATAATGAGAGTCTCATTCTTTGCCTCTAAGAGATAGCAGTTGCCTCTACTTGACGAACCTAAACACTTTAAGACCATTCGTTCACTCTTTTATAGGTTAATACTCAGGAGCAGGGGCAGGAGCTTGTGTGGGAGTTTGAACCTCGCCTGTCTCTGTATCTACCACCTCATAGGAGGCACTTTCGAGATTGATAATGCCTTTATTCGCATTATCCGCTATCAGGTCATTACGAGAGGCATAATCGCCACCCTCATTATCTGTGCTGATAACATTCTGCATTTCCACAGACAGATAGCCATATTTCGAGAGCAGACGGCGGATAACGGTTTTCAATGCCATATCATTGAAATTCCCCTCCCAACCTACTTTCTTAGAGTCAGCATTCGCCTGAGCGAGATTTACGAGGTCTTCAACCGTAGGCAGAGGATTTTTCTTTGTATCTCTCTTGAATGAGGGAGAGTATTTGAGGGCATATTTCGCCATCTCTTCCACCGTTACATAGAGAGTCTTTGAAAAACCGTTGAGAAGCTCGAAATAACAGAAGTAGCCGATAATCTTATCAGATGTTCGCTCTCCGTCAAAGGCGATTTCTCCTGAGAGCTTATTAACCTTTCGGAGTTCTCCCTCGTAAACGAAATCAGCATTGATAGTGCGATACTGACCTGTACGCATTGCGAGCTGAATATATCCCTTGTAACCCGGCACAAATGTAGGGGTAGGCACTTTTATCCATTGCCCTGTATTCGGGTCTTTGACCGAGTTGTTGAATACTACGATATAAGCAAAGCCGAGAGCCTTGTTGAGAGGGAGCTTCAATACTGCGGCTCTAAGAGCCTCACAGATGACCGCATTAGGATTACAAGCCTGCAAAGATTTATCACCATTATACAGGTCGATAACCGATGCTACGAATGTGTCTTTATGCTCTTTCAGAGCGTTGCCGAATTGCTCTTGCACAGAGGGTGCATACAGAGCTGACTTCAAAACATCGATAGGCTTTTTTTGAACAGCCTGAACTTGATTTTGTTGTTGCATAATTGCGTTGAATTAAATAGTTAAACATTATTGAAATAATTGTCCTTGCGGAGCTTTCTTATTTTCGATGATGAGACTCTCATCTTTGGTTACTACAAGGCGTATCATCTGAGAGCGAGTAGGCAGAAGTTCATTTACAGCCTCAGCATTATCGATGAACACAGGAGCGGTAATCCTCTCGAATGAGCATATAGCATTGATGATGTCGAGACCTGAGTTAATCTTCATTGCATTATTAAGGTCTGAGAACGGAACTCCATTTACCATAGCCTCGCAAGTCTCAACCTCACCACCATTGATGAGAGTATCGAACATCTTAAACTTGACGATAGAGAACATTCCGTTAATCTTACGCTCAACCATCTCAATACGAGCCTTTGAGAACTCAGAGATAGTAAACTCGATGCCCTCTAACTCTGCAAGCTCCTCATTCTGCTTTCTGAGTTGTGTTTCGAGTTCTACAATTCTTGCCTGATTACGCTCAGCAATGGCTTTCTGTGCGAGTTTCGACTTCTCGGCATCAATAGCCTGTGCGAGCTTTGATTTCTCAGTTCTGAGGTCTGAAATATCATTATTTGATGCAGTCTGATTATTATTGAGTTTCTCTTCGAGGTCTGCAATCATCGCACAGATAGATTTCCACTCTTCGGACTTCTCGATATAAGGCTGAGTATCGGGAGCGACAAGTTCTGTTTCTAACTCCTTAGATAATCTCAGTTCTGCAATCTTAGCGACAGCCTCTCCAATATCGCTCGATAACTGATTTATGATTACGATATTATCCTCTTTCTTTTGTTTGTTAGCTTTGCCCTTACGATTATTATCAGCGAGTCTCGCAGCTTTATCGGCATTGAAACGCTCTGTAATCTCATTCTGCTTTGCCTCAATCTCGTAAATCTCGAAGCGGCGATTACAGGTAGGGCAAATGAAATCTGCTTCATTGAAAGAGAGTGTTTCTGCGTTAATAGCATCCCATTCTTTGAGAAGCTCCTCTCTGGTCTTATCGCAACCCTCGATGACCTGTTTATAAGTATCGATGCGGTTATTCATACTCTCAACCTTTCTTTCGAGGTCAGCAATCTGTGAAGTAATCTCATTCTTCTTAGATACAGCCTTTCGATAATCAGCAGATAAAGACTCTTTAATATCAAATTCGAGCTGCAACTTCTCCTCACGGAGCTTGCCGAGTTTCTTTACCATTTCCTCACGCTCTTTGATGAGAGCTTCATTCTTCTTAGAACTATCGAGCAGCTCATCTTCAACCTTTGCGAGTAAATCCTGCAAACGCTTTATCTCAGCCTCGACAGCCGAATAGTCGATATTTTCAGGGGTATCTCTTCGGCGTTCATCGATACGCTCAGGCAAAGCATCGATTTCAGCTTTTAAGCGGCGTTTTTTCGCTGCAATCTCTTTCTTATACTCTTCCATACTCTTGCCTGTAAGAGAAGCGAGGAGAGCCGAAAATTTCTCATTTCCTGATGCTATCTCGGCATCACTGATACCCCCTGCCATACGGAATAGTATAGCACGCTGCACATCGCTTTTCTGAGCTGTAAAATAGAGAGGGTTCGTAATGAACTTGAAGACCTGCTCATCGCACAATGCGGCGATTTTATCATTCCACTCTTTAAGAGAACAAGGAACTTCATTAAAGAGTCTCTCTTCCTCGTTTCCGTTGAACTCTTCTACTGCTGAGCCTCTTCTCTTCTGCCATTTCTCATTAAATCGGCGACAAAGAGAAATCTCCTCTCCATTCACTGAGATAATAGCCGATACTTCGTGAGGGATACGCTCGATTACCTGATTATTAGCATCAAGAGTTTTGATGTTGAAATTCTTTCGGTTTTCACTATCCTTGCCGAATAGTAGCCAAGTGAAACCGTCAAATATAGAAGTCTTGCCGACTCCATTTGTGCCGAGAATACTCGTGAGAGTATCATCGAAATCTACCGTCAAATTGCGAATACCTTTGAAATTCACAAATGACATTCTTTTGATAATGATTTCTTTCATCTGCGTTGAATTTATGATTATTAAAACTTTGGATTTGTTACTGCATAGGTTACACCCTGAGACCTTAGCTCTGCATTGCTTGGCACTCTCGTTTCAAGCTGCCAAGCGGTAAGCTCTGACTTCTTGAAATAGGTCTTAACTCCTTTCTTATAGTGAGGTATATCTCGTTCACTCACTAAGTGCCTAACACGACTCTCTGATATTCCAAGTATCAAAGCAGCCTCTTTAACTGATAGGACTTCTTTTGTCCCTATTATGATGAGCTTTTCGAGACGCTCCAATCTTTCACTTATACCCATTCGTCTTCATCTTTAAGGTTGTCAGATAATTCAGGAATAGCATTGCGAGACTCCCAATACTGCACCAACTTAGCGAATAGGTAACCGCATCCGAAGCCTATGATTTTTGATATAAACATATCCTGAAACCAAGTATCACTATCAGGAAGTGGCTCTGAGAATATGCCGAGAATAGTCAGCATAGCGAGAATAGTCAAGATGTAATACCTCCAATTTAATAATGCTCTCATATCTCTTAGTATTTATGTTCGTAATTGAAGAATGATACTTTGAGTTGCATCGCCTTAGTACCCTCTACTGAATACTCTTCCTTATTCGCATCTGATTGTTTCTTGTCGAGTTCTCGGAAATGGTTTTCCCAATCTTCGGGAACATCGAATGTTACACTCTTGCGAATTTTACCACAGATAGCGGTAATTCTCATCTTTTTCATAGCTGTGTATTTTGTGCCTCTTTCGGGAAGAGACTGGTTACACTTACTCCATATCTGCGAGCAATGATGCTCTGTGTAAGCTCATCAGGATATTGCTTCCCACTGAGCCACATTCTGATTGTGTTCTCCGAGCGGTGGGTTAGAGTAGCCACCTCAGAGATAAAGAC